TACCAAACATTCTTAACTGATCTGTACCTTGTCATATTATATTTAATACTAGGAGGTGCAAATCTTGGCTTTCCAAACTTAACCATAAGTTTTCTGACAGCTTTTTCTGCTTCTACTCTGGTTACATAAGGAATGTTTTGTTTTTCCCAATACTCATTTACCTCATCATATTTAACGCTCATTCTTAAATTATAAGGTAAAATGTTTAGTGGGTCTTTGGGTGGTGTTGTCATAAGACATAACTCCTTTTCCAAGAACTAACTAACCCTATTCACAATTTAACATAGCTAGGTAATTTTCATTACCAATAAAAATTTCTCATAAAAATTTTTATAATGACATTATATCAAATTGCATTTTTCAATTTTTGTAAAAAAAATATTTTTATTGAAAACTAGACGATTGAAATTTTTGGGTGTTTCAGTATTGGTGCGACAACAAAACACTTTTTGACTTTTTTAGTGTTTTTAACTTTCGTAAAATTTTTTAGCATCTTTAAGATAATTTTCGTCTAAATCATTTTTCCAAAAATAAGTATCAAAGTTTGGTTGAATATAATCTTTTAAAACTTTTGGATCATGACTAATATTTATTAGATTTTGTCTTACCTTACATCTTTGTATAATTTTTGGTATTCTTTTCTCTATGCTTTCAGGTTTTAGTTCATCACAATTATCTGCATGAAATACTTTGAAAGTTTCTTCATTAATATAACAAAGATAAACTGGCAGCTTAAATACAGAATAATAAAAATCTATTTGTAGTAAATGAAAAGGATCAGGTCTTTCTTCTGGTAATTTTGTAGTTGACCAAGACCTAGTGCCATCTTTTTTTATTCTACCTTTTCTTGGAAACTTACATTTATCCTCAATTATTATTTCACCTTTTAAATCAATATAACCATGAATAGGAATTTCTATTCCATCAAACCACCTAAATGCCTCTATCTCTGGTTTGCAGTTGTTAAAACCTGGAATTGTTTGATGAGCTTTATGACCATTTTCTATCATTAAAGGGAGGATAGATTTATAATGTTCAAATTCATCTCTTTGACTTAACTCAGGTGTTATTTTTTTTAATTTTTCGTTAACTGGGATAAACATTATTTTCCTCTACATTTTCAGAAATAAAATAATCTAAATCTTTATTTAAGTATTTTGATATAGCAATAAGTTTGTCTAGTGGAATTCTATTTACTGCTTTCTCATATTTTTGAATTTGTTGGAATGTTATGTTTAATTGTTTAGCCAACTCAGTTTGTGTTACAAATCTTTTTGGCATTTTATTATCAGGATCTAATTGTTTTCTTTCTTTATTAAATCTTGCGTTTTTTATTCTTACACCAATTGTTTTGTATAGATTGTTTGTTTCCATTTTTCCTTCCTTTTATAGTTTAGAGTATAAAATCCCTACAAAGTTTATACAACTTTTTAATTATTTACTTAACAGTAAATAAATTTTGCGTCTTTATTCTCAGATTCTACAATTCTTCTATATGTTTTTACATATTCTTTTACAGCTTTTAGAGTGTGAATACATTGTCGTCTTTTTTGACCATTCATAATTTTCTTATGATTCTGCTCTAACTGTTTGTAGAGTCTGACATTATTGTTGCTCAACATCAGAGTTTATACTCTCTCCAGCGACAATTTTTGTATTTGCCTTAATGAGCTTGATGTCGCTGATTTTTATTTTAGCAGCATCACTAGGCATCTTTTGATTAGCTGCTAATTCAGCAGTATCAAAAAATTCATCAAATTGTACCTCCATCTCATAATGAGATGTTTTTTGTACTTTAGACATTTAACTCCAAGTTTCTACGATAACCTTTTAATCGTCTTATGTCTTTTCGTTCTTCAAGTTTCTCAATTAATTGAGTAATTGAGTTCTTGCTTTTATATCCCATTTCTTTTTTCATTTGTTCAAAAGTAGGCATATAGTCATGTTTTGTATAGAAATCACTTATAAATTGCAAGAGTCTTTTCATATTGGGTGTCATAGGTCGTCTATTTTGTTGTTTTTTCATTAATTACCAACCTTTTTAGTAGCTCTGTATAGCCATTTATGTCTGTGAAATTATCTTGTTTAAATCGCTGAGATTGCATAATTCTCCACAATTTTAAAAAAATCATCATTATACCAAAAGTCTTTAATGGTACTCTTACTGTTTTATTATTTTCTATTGATAAAATATCTGACAAATAATTCGCCCAAACCTGACTTGTATGGTCAAAACTACCATAATTATTTTCTTTTTCTTTTAATAACATTTCTAAATTATTTAAAAACTTAACTTTGTCCATAACCTAAATAATAATCTCCTTTATCATCTAAACAGTAGTGAGCAAAAGCTACTCTGTTTTTATATGTTGGTAGTATTCTACCATCTAATTGTTTAAATTTTATTGTTGCTTCAAAAATTTCATCACAGGTGAGGATGGTATTAAACTTTATCCTTTCCAATTCATAACCATCTTCACCTGCTAGTACAGCCAAAACTAAATAAACAACTTTACTATTCACAACTAACTAAAAGGGAACTGATTGTTGTTTAGTGTTTGACTTATTATCCTTTTTAGGGTCATTTTTATAACCAGATAAGATAGTTCCTTGATCGTTTAACCAACCAATTAAACCTTTCTCACCTCCAGCATCAGGATAATTCATTTGACCAGTAAAATTATCATCACCTTTAAACAGTACACCTATTTGTGCAAATACTCTTACAAATTTTTTTGTACCATCTTTACTACTGGCTTTTACTCCTAAGATTGTTCCTTTATTTCCATTGTCTAAATTAATATTTCCAGAAAAATGTAATTTTAAAGACCTTTCATCTTCTGGATTATATGGAAAAAGCACCCAATCTTTTTGTTTGTTACCATTGTTTGACATTTTGTCCTCCATTAGTTTTTATTTGTTGTTGTTTATTTTGGAACTTTTTTTCAGTTTGTTCCATTTTGTTTTTCCAATCAGAATAAAGTTTGTTTAGTTTTGTTTCTGTCGTCATTTTTTCAATTTTATTCTCAATTGAATCTTGTGTTGTGCCTTGATTATTAATGGCATTTACTAATTCTTCTGCGCTTGCAAATTCAGATCCAGATAATCCAAAAGCAGCTAAACATCTTCCTAAAGCAGATGTTGAAGCATTTTCTAAAGCACTTGTTTTATTTATATATGATGAGTTTCTAAATTCTTCTGCATGACCAACACTATAAATGGTATCACCAATATATAATTCTACTTTAACAACTACTCTATCATTATCATGATGTAATATTTCTTCATTAAATCTAGCTTCAGGAAAACTTTGCAATAAATGCTTATGTCTTTCTACTACAATTGCATATTGTTTATTTTTTATAGAAACAGTAGGTATTTTACCAACATCAGCTAAACAAATCTTTCTCTTATCTTTAAAAGATCCTTTACTTTTTTCTTCTGGTATTTTTTCTTTTATTTTCATTTTCTTTCCTTTCTTCCATTAATTGTTTGTTTAAAAAATCTATCAATTGTTGTTTTTTATCAATTTCTTCTTTTAATTTTCTTATTTCTTCATCTCTTTCTAAAAGCATATTTCTTTTTATTTTAGAATCATGCTCTAAGTCTTTAATTCGCCTTTGCATGGTTGCTGCTTGGTTTAATGTAAAATCCATTATTTTTTTCCTTTCATTACTTCTTCAACAGACAAATTTTCAGTAATCATATCTTGGAAAGCTCTACCTGCTAATCCTCCAAATATCATTTTCATATTAGGGGGGATTGACTTTCTAGCTTTTTCATCTAAAACGCAATAATCCCAAAACCATTGATCTATATTTTTATTTAATTGAGAGGGTGATAGGTGATCGCTAGTAAAAATCCCCCCATCCTTTTTATGACACCAATTTTTGCCTATTTTTTTAAGCATATATGTCTTATATACATAAAAAATACAAAAGCAATACATTTTTTTATTGATATTTTAGTAAATATCAGTATTAAAAACTTATGCTTATACGCAAACTCAATTATAGAGGGAAAAAATATAAGGTAGTTTGGAGTGTTTCAGAACATCTTTGTGGTGAATATGATCCAAATACTAACGAATTGAGATTAAATCCGAATCAAACAAAAGAACATATTTTAAAAACTATATTTCATGAGCTTTTTCATGTTATTTGTACTGCAAAAAAAGTTAAAGTATCAGATATAGGAGAGGAATCAGTTTGTTTATTGTGTGAAGAATTTATAACAATATTAAAAAAAAATAAAAATTTATTAAAATTAATTAATAATTATTTGTGAGGCATCCTAATATGTATGGTGATTATAGAACTTGTTTTAGATGTAAAAAATCAGCAGACATAGTTGAAAAGGGAAAAGATTATTGTGCCGATTGCTATTTTATTTGTATTATAGGAAAACCTATAGAAGAATATGAAAGAGAATTATTAGAAAGAGAAAATGATAAAAGTTGAATTACAGCCTTTTGAAGTTCAATTAGCTTTTGAAAACTCAACTAAGCGATATATTGAAAACCTTAAACAAGGTAAAACATTTTCTTATGGTTATTTTGGTGGTTTTGAAAAAACAATTACAGATGGAATACTAGGATCTTTAGGAGAAGTCGCTTTTGCTAAAGGTTTAAACAGATTTTATAATGGATCTTATTCAGATAGTTATGCAAGATATACTGACTCAGATTTTCAAGACCATATAGAAATAAGATCGCAGAAAAGAAAACCAAATAATTTTTTATTAATTAGACCTAATGAAAAGCATGGAAAATATGTTTTAGTCATTCATGAGGGAGATTTTAAATTTTCTATTGTTGGTTGGTATCCATTTTATAAACCTTTAGATGATAAACTAACTGATTTTGGTTATTCAACAAGACCTCCAGCTTATAGAGTTGATATTGAAGAATTAAAGGATATTAAGGATTTATGAGTGATAAAATAAATTTTAAATTGTTTAAACCTTTTGGATCAACAATTGCTAAAGCAGAATTGCCTCTAGAATTAATAAAAGATTTCAAAAATGATTTAAAAAAAATAAGAGAAAGTGAAGATAAAAAAAAACAACATAATTGGGGTAAAAGATTAGTAGGTGCTATAAAAGAGGAATACTTAATATCACCTGAAATTATGCTTAAATGGAAAAGAGCTTTTTTTGATCCTATTATTGCATCATATTTCAATACACATTTTAAAAATGAAAAAGTAAAATCAATATTAATTAATTCTGCTTGGTATGTTTGCCAAAAACCAGGTGAATATAATCCTATGCACAACCATTGTGAATATATAGGAAAAAATTATCATTTATCTTGCGTTGGTTATCTTTCTTTGCCAGACTCTATGAAATCAACAAAAAGTGCAAAAGAACATAATGATTTTTCAGGAGAAATTGAGTTTGTTGAGGGATCAGAAAATATGTTCACAGACTGTAGATATAGAGTTAAACCTGAAGTTCGCCAATGGTTTTTATTCCCTAACTCCTTAAATCATATTGTTTATGCTTTTGATTCGGATAAAGATGAGGAAAGAGTATCTTTTTCTTTTAATGCCACTATTAATTTTGAACAAGGTATAAATTAATCGCTATTATTCTTATAACTAAAATTGCTTCTAACATAACTACCTTTTCCTTTTTTCTTTTTAAATATTCTTAATTTATAAAGTGATTTCTTTAATAACTTGGCAATTGGGTTTTTCTTTCGCATAATTTTTATATTTATTATAATAAACACCATTAACAGACCTTGATCCCTCTAAAGTGTATAAGAGCATCAACCTTTTAAGGTTGTGTAAATCATTTTTTGAAAGTTTTTTATAATTGTTTTTCCTTTCTTGTATTTGTTTATTCATTATCTTCATCTTTTTGTATTTGTTTTTTAGCTTCTTTAAATGTTATTAATGCGTCATTGTAATCAGAATAAAAATCTTCATCTACAATATATTTATCCTTACTGACCACATCAACAAACCAGCTATCTTCATCTTTAAATTTACTCATTGTGTCATTAAAAACTACATGACCAATATAAGTATGGTATCTTCCACATTTACTATTGTATTCCATTTTATTTTTTCCTTT